GATGGTGATGCAATTAAATTTGAGAAGGAATCAATAACCTTTAGTTGCAATTATAATGGTGCTACTGGTGCTGCTGCAGAGAAAGCATATCCTAGAGAAACTGACCCTGCCTTTGATCAGTACCTATACATCTCTGACGTAACGACAGATACTTTTAAGGTAAATGTTCTATTAGGTACAACTCCAACCAATACAGATGCACACACGTTCGTTTCAGCAACGACTAATGCAGTAAGAACAATTGGTGGTGGTGGATATGTGGGTGTTACAACTTCATTCTTCCAAGATCATGAAAGAGGTTTACCTATAGTTGGTATTATATCCGAAAGAACATTTGAAGTTCAAGCAGGTTTAACAACAATACCACACACATATCATGGTGGTGGAAACGCATATGAGTGGTATAACGATTTAACATTTGGATCTGGTTATAGAGATCCAGTTTCGATTGGTGCTACTGATATATCATTTGTACATAAATTTGTTTCTGCAAATACAAATGCAATAACAGATAATGCATCAGTAAATTATACCCCATCAACTGTAGATTATATTTCATCAACTGGTGAATTAATATTAACTCTTGGTAATAATCATGGATTAACTGCTGCAACCACACACGACATTAATGGTGTGGCGTATACACCATCTACTGGTGTTGTAACAATCACTGCAGGTGTATTGACTAATGGTCACGGATTCTCTGATGGTGATTATATTAAGATCAAAGATTATTCAATTACACTTACATGTACAATGGATAGTAATGGTAGCAACCATACTTATCCTAGACCTTCTGATCCGATAAGCGGTAAGTGGGTACAAATTACAAATACAACTCAATTTACCTTTGATATTAATGTTGGTGCGTCACCAGAAGTAACATTCACACCAACTTTTGCGGAGTATGATCCTACAACAGGGTTGATGGAAATAACAGTTGGACCTCATACATTAAAACCAGGAACTAGCATCAAACTTGCTCAAGAATCAATTAAATTTACTTGTGATCTTGATGATAATAATGCTGAAAAGGCATATCCTAGAACTACTGATCCATTCTATGATACTGCAATCAAGATTGAATCTGTTACTGATACAACTATCACAATTCAAACTTTAACTACAATACCATCGACAAATATTTCTAGGCATACTTTCAGTAGTGCAAATCCAAATGCAGTAAAAACTGGTGGTGATTATACACATACATTTGTTGCTGGATTGGATGCAGCGAAAGATTCAATTCAAAGAGCAACAAATACAGTTACTATTGCAACAGAATCTCTAAACTTTACTTGTTCTAGGGATAAGCATAATAGTATTCATCCATATCCTCGTTCTACTGATCCTGCTGCTGGTGTAACATTAGGATTAGATGATTCTACAAGTAATACTATTAGTGTTAATGTTGGATCTGGTGGTGGTGGAGGAACTGGTGCTGTTTTCTCAGCTAAAGTTGGAACAAATAAGCATAGATTTGTAAATTCTATCGGAACTCATATATTTAAAGGAACTAAAAAGTGGGATGCAGTTACTGTTGGAACTACAAAGAGAGCTGTTTCTGCTGCAACTTATATTCCAACTACTGGAGTATTAGAATTAACAATAGGATCCCATAGTTACACTACTAGCGATACTTTAACAATCGCACCTAAAGCACTTATCTTTACTTGCGATGCTGATAATCATAAGACATTACATGCTTATCCAAGAACTTCTGATCCAGCATACAATACAGCATTATCAATTACTGCAGTAACTGGAACTACAGTAACTGTTAATGTTGGTGCTCCACATCAACAAGATGGTGTTACAGTTTCATATGGAACTACAACAGCAAGTAGTGCAACTTACGATCCAGCAACTGGTGAGATAATCGTTATTAGTGATAATCATGGTATTGCTGGTGCTTCTCTCACAACACCAACAAATGCATCTTATGTGAAGAATACTGGTAATTTAACTCTTACTAAAGCAAATCATGGTTATTCTGTAGGTGACAAGATTCTAATTGAAGATTTTGGTCTAACATTCACTTGTACAAAGGATAATAATCAAACTGAACACAGATATCCAAGACCAACAGATTATGCTAGTGGAAGATGGCTTTCAATTTACAATACTACGACCAATACATTCAAAGTTAATGTAAATCCAAGTCCATCTGCCTCACAATTTACACATACATTTGTACCTGCTAAGACTGTAACTAATTGTATTCAGAAATCAAATGCCAATGTTGGTATTACAACAGGATCTCTAGTATTCAAGTGTGCTCAAGATGCTTATCAAACAATTCACCCATATCCACGCACAACTGATCCAGCATATGATACAGATTTACCTGTTGGTAGAGTAACAATAAACAGCATGAGACTACAGGTTGGTAAATCTCCTGCAGGAACTGGTGGTGCTTTAGAATTTAATATTACTAATCAGGGTGCAAGGTATGTTAACCCTGAGATTACGACTCCAGAACCAATATACGAAAATATGCCAGTTGTTGGTGTTTCTAGATTGGGTGTTGGTAAAACAGAAGATACTGGTAGAAACTTACTATTAAATCTTAAGGTTGGAGCAGCAACAACTAATGTTGGAACTGCAAGAAGTATGTTTGAGATTTCTGAATTTGATATTGCTAGATCTGGTTACTCATTCAATGTTGGGGATAAATTTACACCAATTGGACTAGTTACTGACAAGAGATTGCAGAAACCTTTACAAGAGTTCCAACTTGAAGTTGTTCAGACATTTAATGATTTCTTCTCTGCTTGGCAATTTGGTGAATTGGATTTCATAGATGATATTTCACCTATGCAAACTGGAACTAGAAAGAGATTCCCATTATTCCGTAATGGTCAATTATTAAGTTTTGAGATTGATGAAGATTCTCTATTAGGGGAACAAATTGATTTAAACGCAGTTCTAGTAATCTTTGTGAATGGTGTTATGCAGACTCCTAATGTTGCATATCAGTTTGAAGGTGGAACAACATTTACATTCACTGAAGCACCTTCAGTAAAGGATAAAGTTGATGTATTCTTCTATAAGGGACAGGATGGTGTTGATGTTGAGATAGTTAATATTAATGAAACTATCAAAATTGGTGATGATATTCGTATCACTAAAAATCCAGCATTTACAGATACTATAGATCAGGAAAATGATAGAATTATCAAAGATATTCTTGGATCAGATCTTGTTGAAACAACATTGTATAGAGGAGTTGGAATAAACGAATCTGTATTTAAACCAGTTGATTGGACAAAACAGAAAGAAGATAAGATTATTAAGGGTGAATTAATCTCCAAAGCAAGAGAAATTATTGAACCACAAATTTATCCAACTGCAAAGATTATAGGAGACGTAACTACATCTTCTGGTACAGGTGCTAGTGGTGGACTATTTGTTGATGATGCGGAAGCATTCTTCTATGAAGATGATGCTAACCCTGCATTAGGAACTGATGATAGGTACAATGTTAATATTACAGCAGTAGATGCATTATTAATGTCATCTGACAATTCTGTATCTGCAGCGATTACCGCAACTGTTTCTGCTAAAGGTGACATTTCTGGATTAACTATCGTTGAATCTGGCAGTGGTTATGTTGGTTCTGCAGTTACATTATCAATAGCAGCACCAGTAGGAGTTGGTATTGGAACAACTGTTAGAAATGAATATGCACAAGTTGGAGTTTCTACATTTGCAGAAGCAACTGCTAATATTGTGGGCGGTAAAGTTACTTCTATAACAATAGACAATATTGGATTAGGATACACTCATACAAATCCACCACAAGTAATTATTAAGAAACCTCTATATCAAACTGAGAAAATGACCTCCTTTGATAATGTTGAAGGTTATACTGGTATTATTACTGGAATTACTGCAGTGGAAGGTTCTGGTGGAGCAGGAACTAAAGCACTTAAGTTCTTCTTTACTTCAAATAAATCAAATGCTAATAAGTTAGCAGTTGGATATCCTCTTCTAATTAAAGATACTACAATAGGAAGTGGAGTTACTTCTGTTGATGGAAATGATAATAGCGTAGTTGCTATTGGAACACACTTCTTAGATAACATCTACAAAGTTCATACATTCTCACAACTTAGTGACTTTAGAGCAGAAATTACCTGTGATATCTTAAGTTCAACTAATACTACTGGTTTCGCTCAAACTGGTTACTATGATATAACCAACGTTGGATTAACAACCTCGTTAGGAACTATATCTTGGGGTAGAATATATAATGGAACTAGATCAACTTCACCAATTTCAATTGGTGTTACTGGACTAACAGTTGATTCTGGTTTATCAACTTTCCCAACAATACAAAGAAGGTATTACAACGGTTTAAATTCTGAATTTGGACTAAGAAATACTGGTTCTATTAGGGTTGTTAGTGGACTATAAAATTATGTCTATAAATAAAGAAAAAAAGTTTAATTTATAATCATGCCAGCAATTGTTACTGATCAGTTTAGAATTTTAAACGCAAGCAACTTTGTCGAATCAGTAGAATCAGAAAAAAATTCATACTATGTTTTTATTGGATTACCAAACCCAACAGGAACACCATCACCTAGTGTTCAGGTTGGATATGGTAGGTCTAGTGATTGGAACAAAACTAATTTGACACCAAAACCGTTAGATAGTTTCTCTAGTGTTGCTCATGTTGGCGATACTATGATGTTTGGTAAGAGGATTGCTTCTGCTAATATAAGAAGAATTGTTAGAAGGATAGACTGGACTGCTGGTAGAAGATATGAAATGTATCGTGATGATTATTCAACTGAAGCAGGTGCTCAGAGTCCAATAAATGATTCTAGTAGATTATATGGTGCAAGTTATTATGTAATGAACTCTGAATTCAAAGTATATCTTTGTATTTCAAATGGTTCTAGTGGATCCAATCCAACTGGTAATATCTCTCAGGATGAACCAATGTTCACTGATTTAGAACCTTCTAGAGCAGGTACTAGTGGTGATGGATATGTGTGGAAATATTTGTATACTGTTTCTCCTGCAGACATTTTAAAATTTGATTCTACTGAGTATATCACCGTTCCTAATAATTGGTCAACAAGCACAGATGCTCAAATTAAAGCTGTTAGAGAGAATGGAGATTCTACATTAAATGGCAATCAAATTAAACACATTTATATTGCTGATGCTGGTGGTAAATATGCAGATGGATTGGGGCAGGAAGTTGATATATTAGGTGATGGTACTGGTGGTAAAGCAAGAGTTGATGTTGTAGGTGGAAAAATAGTTAATGCTACTGTTAGTTCTGGTGGAAGTGGTTATAGTTATGGATTGATTGATCTGGGTGCATTACAAGATGCTGCTCACCCATCAACTCAAAGAGCAAAACTTGTTCCAATTATCCCACCTTCTTTAGGGCATGGATATGATCTTTATAAAGAATTGGGTACTGATAGGGTTTTAATATATGCAAGATTTGATGATTCTACAAAAGATTTCCCATCTGATACTAAGTTTGCACAGGTAGGGGTTGTTAAAAACCCAACTAAAGTAGGAACTGCAGTAACATATACAGACTCTACATATTCGTCAGCACAAGCTTTTATCTTTGATACTGTTTCTGGGGACGAACCTAAAGTAGGTGAACGTATAACACAAGTATTAACATCTGGGAGAATTGCTCAAGGGTATGTTGCTTCATATGATAAAGATACTAAAGTTATGAAGTATTTTAGAGATAGATCTTTAAATTATACCACTACAAGAGATCAAACAGATTACACTGGAATATCAACTTCTGGTGCAATCTATGCTTTTGAAGCATCCTCAAATGCTATAAAAGGTGATAGTTCCAACTTCTCTGCTGGTATTAATACATCATTTAGTGGAATAACTACAAACCCAACTGGAACTAAGTTAATTGATTTGGGAGTTACTTTCTCAAATGGGTTATCTAGTTCGGAGATAAATAAAGGATCAGGGGAAATTGTTTACCTAGACAACAGACCTTTGATTGCTCGTAATGAGAGACAAAAAGAAGACGTCAAAATCATCCTGGAATTCTAAAGAAAAATGCCACAAAAGACAAACTTAAATATAAGTCCTTATTATGATGATTTTGATAAGGCAGATAACTTTTATAAGGTTCTGTTTAAACCTGGATTTCCAGTTCAAGCAAGAGAGCTAACAAGTCTTCAGTCTATATTACAAAATCAATTAGAATCCTTTGGAAGCCATATCTTTAAAGAAGGCTCTATGGTTATACCTGGAGCAGTTACTTACGATAGCACATATTTCTCAGTAAAGGTAAACCCAGATCATTTGGGGGTTGATGTTACAATATATTTGGATGCGTTAATAAACAATAATAATGGAAAAGGAACTAAAGTTAGAGGACAAAATTCACAAATAGTTGGTACTATTAAGAATTATCTTTTACCACCAGACGAAGGTATTGAGGATATTACTCTTTTTGTCAAATATAATGAATCTGGAACAAGTTCTATAAGTGAAATGTTCCCTAATGAGGAAATTTTAACACTTGAAGAAAATATTACTTATGGAAACACCACATTAAATGCTGGTGAAACTATTTTAACAGTATTATCAGAAGAAGCATGTACTGTTGGGTCTGCAGTTGGTGTTGATAATGGAGTATATTTTATCAGAGGAGTTTTTGTAGATGTAACTAAGGATGTTCTTGTATTAGAATCATATTCTAATAAACCATCATATAGAGTTGGTCTTGAGATATCTGAGACTGTAATTAGTGCAAATGATGATTCTTCTCTAAATGATAATGCTAAAGGGTTTACTAACTATGCTGCACCAGGTGCAGATAGATTCAAAATAAGTGTCAAATTAGCGAAAAAAGCACTTTTAGATTTTGAAGATACGAATTTTGTAGAATTAATTCGTGTTAGAGATGGTGAAATTAAGAAATTACAAGATACTTCAGTATATTCTGAAATTAAGAAGTATTTTGCCAAGAGAACATACGATGAATCTGGAAACTATGCAGTAAACCCATTTAGAGTTAATGTTCAAAACTCTTTAAATGATGAAATTTCTTCAAATGGTTTATATGTAGAAGGGCAAAAGACTGATGAGGGTAACGATCCTTCAGAAGACACTATGTGTGTTAAGTTGTCTCCAGGTAAGGCATATGTTAGAGGATTTGATGTTACTTTACCAGGAACTACTGTTTTAGATATAGACAAACCAAGAGATACAAAAACTATAAAATCAGCATCCGTTCCATTTAGAATGGGTAGTATGTTGAAAATTGATAATGTTGAAGGTAGTCCTTGGATTAATGTTGGTGGATCTAATGCCAATGTTATTTCTCTTCACAGTCAAAGAAAAACTTCTGCTGCTAACCCAACTAGTGGATCTGGAACAAAAATTGGTGAGGCTCGCATTTATTCATTCGCTCTTTCTGGTGCAGAATATACTGGAAGTAGTAGTGAGTGGGATCTTCATCTTTATGATCTTCAAACATATACAGTATTACAAATTTCTAATCCTGGAACAATTGCAACAAATATTCCACTTTCTAGTCGTGTTAGAGGACTTAGTAGTGGTGCAATAGGATATGTTGCAAATCATAATCCAGCAGAACTTATTTTATCACAAACAACTGGATCCTTTATTCAAGGAGAGCAATTAATATTTAATGAACAGATAAAATCTTCAAATTCATCTGTAATTACGGTTACGGCATATACAACAGATGATATAAAATCAGTATACCAAGATTCAGATGGATCAAATTTTGATTCTACACTTTTATCTGATTTTAGTGCTGATGCTGTTTTATATGATAGAGTATTGCCTAATTTTTCATTAGTTGATCCTTTAACAGTATCTGGTGCTGCTAATGGTAATAGTGCAACAGCACAATCACCTAGAAGAAGATTTTCTGGGAAAGTTGGTGTAAAAACAGATACGGTTGTAGGATATTCTACAGATTTTGGAAATCAAACTTATAATAGAGTTACTAGTGTATCCGCAGATGGTTCAACTATGGGTTTAGCACCTGTTTCAAATATACAAGGTGTTAATAGTGGTGAAATTCTTGCAGGTTTAACAACATCAAATATATTCAGAATTAAATCACCAAAGATTCTTAATCTTAATAATTCTGGTCTATACAGCAGATTACCTAAGAGAAATGTTTCTTCTGTTGATCTTTCAAATTCAACACTTCTTATTAATCGTCAGATAACAGGTCAATCTGTTACAAGTAATTCATTATCTTTTAGTAGTTCTGCAGCATTTGATGGTTCCTCTGGTATTACTAGTTGTTTCTTTGAATCATTTGATGAAGAAAGATATTCAATTCATTACACAAATGGAACTACAGAACCTTTAACTGCAGACCAGGTTTCTATAACGAATAATGGTAATGATATTTCATTCAGTGGTTTATCGGCAAATGGTGCTTGTACTGTAAATGTAACTTTGAAGAAGGTTGGTTTATTAACAAAGTCAAAAGATTTTGTTAGAAGCAATAAAGTAGAAATAACAAGACAGGCAGGTGTATCTACAAATAGTGGTCTTGATCAGAGTAATTATTATGGATTGAGAGTTGAAGATAGTGAGATATCACTAAATGTTCCTGATGTTGTTAAGATTCATGCAATATACGAATCTAAGGATATCAATATTCCTTCCCTTGATAAACTAACATTTGTTTCTGGTCTTGCATTAGATACAAACACTGTAGTTGGTGAAAAAATTATAGGAAAGAGTAGTAGAGCAATTGGACAGATTGTTAATAGAGTATCTGCAACTGAAATAGAGTATGTATATCTAAACGATAATACTTTCTCAAAAGGAGAAACTATTACATTTAAAGAATCTAATATTGAAACTAATTTACAGGGTATAACAAATGGTAACTATGTAGATAGAACTTCAAATTATATTTTAGATAAAGGGCATAAGAAACAATATAGTGATTATTCCAAGATAGTTAGAAAACCAAATTCTTCTACACCATCAAATAGATTATTAGTTATTTTTGATTACTATAAAACTCAGAGTTTATCTAGTGGAGATTTATTTACCGCTAATTCATATAATAAGGATAGATATACTAAAGATGTTCCTAGCATATCAGGTGATAGAGGAACGGATGTCTTAGATTTCAGACCTAGAGTTAATGCTTTTGATCCTGCAGTTACATCTGATAAATCACCGTTTGATTTCAGTGCTAGAAGCTTTGAATCAATAACAAAATATGTTGTTGCTCCAAACGAAACCTCTATTCTTGGATATACTTACTATCTACCTAGAATAGACAAATTAGTTATTAATAAATTTGAAGAAGTAAAACTAATTAAAGGTGTTTCAGCAGATAATCCTGCACCACCTACAGAAATTGGTCCATCTATGGAAGTAGCACAGATAACACTTCCAGCATACTTATATGATCCTGTAAGGGGTCCAAAGATCAAGTTATATGATAATAGAAGGTTTACCATGAGAGACATTGGTAAACTTGAAAAGAGAATTGATAACCTTGAGGTTATGACATCTCTTACTGCATTAGAATTAGATACTAAGTCATTACAAGTTACTGATGCTGATGGATTAAACAGATTTAAAACTGGATTTGTAGTAAATGATTTTAAAGACAGAAACTTCATAAACTTCAATAGAACACAGGGTTCTATATGTGATGTTGATGTCGTTAATAAAGAACTTATTAGTGCTGTTGATTTCTGGTCAATAAAAGCGGATTTAGCATTTGATCCCTCGATAGATGCAAATACAGCAGATAGAAGTGCAAATCTAAAATTACTTGATGATAATTGCCAAAAAACTGGTGATTTGATTACATTGAAATATACTGAAGTTGCTAGTGAACTTAAAAATCTTCAAGCAACTCAAGTTGAAAATATTAACCCATTCAATGTTATAGTATTTGCTGGTAGTGTCATTATTGACCCACCATCAGATAACTGGACTAGAACAATCTATGTTGATGATTATAGAACAGAATCTAGTGGAGCAACTTGGGCAGAACAAGCAAATGTTGTTTCTGATACAACTACAGTTGATACTGATGTTGATGTAACTGAAACTGAAATAGGTGCTAATCAACAGATATTTGAAGGTAATCATACCGATATTACTACTACAACAACTACAACTACGACACATTCTGTAGAAACATCGTTTACAAATTCTATAGAAGCTCTTAGAGAATTTGATTATGTTGAAAGTGTTAAAATTAGTGGTGCAACAGATCCATTTATGCGTTCTAGGAACGTTGCATTTAATGGAAATGGATTAAAACCATTTACTAAGCACTATCATTACCTTGATAGTGGAATCCCTGATATTTTCCCTAAAGTAGTTGAAATTGAAATGACATCTGGTACATTTACTGTGTATGAAGATGCAACTATTTTCAAAAATGGTAAAGAGATTGGTAAGGTTCGTGTAATGGCTCCAGACCATAAGTTTGGCGATGCAAGCACAACTGCAGTTCCTTTAGGATCTCCAAGTACTATTAACGTAAAAAATGGAAGTGTTGAAAACTATCAGGTTGATATTTTTGACAGAACAAGACCTGCTCCATCTAACAGTTATTCATCAACCTCAAAAATATTTAATATTGACGTTGCTTCGTTAGCAAATGATGAAAGTTATTTTGGATATGCAAGTGAAGGTGCAGTTATTGTTGGTGATTCAAGTGGTGCAACCGCAAATGTGACAAATTCAGCATTAATGTCTGATAATTGGGGTGATATTTTAGGAGCATTCTTCTTTAGAAATGCAAATCAAACACCACAACCACCAACATTATTCTATACTGGAACTAAAACATTTAAGTTAACTGCTACTACACCAGGAACAGTAACTCTACCAGGAAGCACTGCTCTTGCAAGTGATGCTACAGGAACTTACCATGCTACAGGAACTATCCTAACACAACAGACATCTACAGTTGGTGTTAGAAATCCACCAGAACCTGCACAAAGACCTAACGAAACAACAACTTCAGTAAAGGTTAATAGTACATCAGAGACTGACAGAGTAGAAGCACCTTATAGAGATCCTTTAGCACAATCCTTTAGGGTTGATGAAACTGGTATGTTCTTAACATCGGTTGATGTTTATTTTGGAAGTAAGGATCCAAAGGCTAAAGTATTTGTTGAGATTAGAGATGTTGAGTTAGGAACTCCAACTAATTTCCTAGTACAAGATTATGCACAGGTTTCATTAAATCCCGCAAATATTACAACATCTATTGATGCTTCTATAGCAACAAATATTAAATTCCCATCACCAGTCTTCTTAGAAGGTGGTAAGGAATATGCACTTGTATTTCTATCTCCTTCATCAGATCTATATGAGATGTGGGTCTCAACTATGGGTCAGAAGACTGTTAGGACTGCAAATTTACCTGATGTTGAAAGTGTTGTTCATACTAAGCAATATATTGGTGGTAGTTTGTTTAAATCACAAAACGGAACTATTTGGACTCCAAGTCAATACCAAGATCTAACATTCCAGTTATATAAAGCGGAATTTGTTCCTACTGGTTCAGTAACCTTCTATAACAGTCCAATTGAACCTGGTAATGAAAATACTCAAGTATTGCCCGACAACCCAATCAGAACTTTACCTAGAAAATTAAAAGTTAAGGTTAGTGGTCTTACTGCTGCAGTTGGTGGTGTAGTTGGTAGAAAATTAAGCACTGGTATTCCTAGTGACCCAGAAGATGGGAGTGTTACTGGTATAATTGAAAATGTATTTGCCCCTATTGATACTGGTACACAACCAGAGATAGTTTCTGGTGGTGCTGGATATTCATTTGTTGGACAAGATAATTCAACACCAGAAGCACCAACCATAGGTGGAGTTGCACTTAAATCAACAACCAGTGATGGTTCAGGTGCAGAAGGAGATCTTGTTATGAATGCTTCTGGTGCAATTACTTCTATTACTAATATTACTGCAGGTAGTAGATTTGCTGTTGGTGATATTTTAACAATCGACCCTGAAGGAAGTTTGTTTATAAGAGGTGATGGTGCTAAATTGGCAGTTAAAGTAATTTCTACAACTCTAGATACAGTACACCTAACAGATGTTCAGGGAGAAGTATTTAAGGCTAGTCAAAATCTTATTCATTATGGTACTAATAATGCTCAGGGTAGACAGCAAGCAACAGGTGCTACTGTAAGTGCAGATTCTGAAGTTCTAAGTGATCTTAATACAGGTAATGTTATTGAGGTTATTCAATACAACCATGCTCATCATGGTGCAAATAATGCTGTTAAACTTGAAGGAATTGAACCAGATTCTTTAGCAACTCAAACAACCGCAGAATTGCAGATAAGTGATACTTTAGTATCAGTTGCATCCACTGCAGCATTTATTAATTTTGCTGGTATTGCAACAGATAGAGGAGATGCTTTAATAGAAAATGAAGTTGTTTCATATGTTGTTGGAAGTTCTGGTCAGTTAACAATTGATAGTAGAGGACTTGGTGGTTCTACTGCAATTGGACACAGTACAGGAGTTTCTATTCAACCATATCAAATAAATGGATTCCCCTTAGTTGGTATTAATAGTACTTTGAATATTCCTTCTAATACAACTCTAAGGAATGCATCAAATATTGATAACTATTATCTAGAAATTGATAGAGGAACTGGTCCAAGAGGAACAAATGTTGCTGATAATAAGG